GGCGTCGCGATCATGATCTACGTTGCGCTTCGGTTGAGCGAAATTCTGATCGTCGAACATGGCGTCGAGATCGTCGACCGTGACTGACACCCCCGAAATCGACACCGAGGCCCCCCTCGACCTCCGAGGCTTCCCCGCCGTCGACTGGACCACGCGCGGTGTTCCAACGACCATGCGCGTCTATCACACGGGAGAGCGCACGTTCGCGATCTACGACGGAAAGCGCCACGTCGAACTGGATCTCACCGGCATGAGCTTTGCCGAGAGCGATCGGGCGATTCGGCTGGCGGTGAGCATGCTGATGGGCGCTGGGCGGAGGAAAATGAATTGAGCAGGCACGGCGCTGGCATCCAGGCCATTCTTAGGGCCGCGGCGTCTCTTGAGCGTCTCGGTGCGCGACCCGACAAGGCTGAGGTCAACCCGGGCTCTGTCAACAAACTGATGGACCTCGGTCACTCGTGCAGCACGGCCGACACGCTGTTCGGCATGAGGGTGTCCTACGTGGCGGATGATCAGCCGGAGCGCGTCGGTGGCTTCACGCACGAGGCTCTCGGCCCGCTCGCCCGCGATAGCTGGTACATCCGCCATCACGGCGATTCGCGGCGGACATGGGAGGCGATCGTTGCCTAACCGAATGCTCACCGCACAGGCCGGCGCTCTGGCCGCGCTCGCGCTTGGGTGTGCGAGCCTAGCAAATATAATCTCGCCGACTACGCCAATTGCAACAAAAGCGTCGCAGAAAACCGGCCCCCACATTTCAGCCGGTGTCCCGTATGAAGGGTTTTCGACGGCTATTAGAACCTCAAGAACGACACCTATTACTACAAGCGACCCGAAAAAAAGTTCCCATCGATCGCAGGATTCAATCGCGTGGTTTATAGCGTCCTCATCTGCGCTCTTTGTGCCACTCGGAAGACGCCACGGCGGCCATAGTCGTTTATGGTGGCTCCCGTTGCTAGGTATTCCCGGCGCGTTTGTTATTTTTTTCCTCCTGAACGTCATGCTTAAGTGATGTTAAACGCGTCGCCGCTTTTGTCACCTTCGGGCTTTTTCCCTTCGGAGGCTCTACTTCTTCCGGTTTCGTCTGAACGAAGCGTGCGAGAGCTTCGCCGAAGTCCATGTCTAAGTGCAATGGCGGTTCTGGCTTGGCTTTCATGCGATCAGCACCTTGTAGGGCAACGGGCCTTCCGTCTGAGAGAGAAGATCGTTCACGCGGTCGCCGCGCGCGACATCCGCCTGTTACGACGTCCTGCCAAGTCCACGGCTTGGGCGGCTCGCTGATGGCTGACACTGGCTTCGGCCCCAAGGACACGGGCCAGATATCGCTTCCCTCGATGGGCCCGGGCATGAACAAGCGCGCTCCGGGCCTGCCGACCTATGAAGACCCGAAGCGCCTCGGCTCCAACCACGACCGCAACCGCACGAAGGACGAGAAGCTCCTCGCCCGCATCCGCAAGCGGTTCGACCGCGCGGTGAAGTCGGAGAGCGACAACCGCAAGCTCTGGGGCGAGGCGCTGGCGTTCAAGGCGGGCAAGCAGTGGTCGGACAGCGAGGCGACCCAGCGAAACATCGATCAACGCCCGTGTCTGACCTTCAATCGCATGCCGGTATTCATCCGCCAAGTCACCAATGACCAGCGGATGAACCGGCCAGCGATCAACATCAGCCCAGTCGGCGCTCATGGCGACGGTGAGGCGGCCAAGATGTGCCGCGGGCTCATCCGGTCGATCGAGCGCAAGTGCAACGCCGACATCGCGTACGATACAGGCTTCGACAACGCGGTCAGCATCGGCAAGGGTTATTGGCGCATTCTGATCGAATGGGAGAACGAGCGCAGCTTCCGCCAGACCATCGCGGTCAAGCGGGTGTCGAACACCTTCACCGTGTATTGGGATCCGGACAGCACCGAGCCTGACGGCGCCGACGCGTCGCACGCCTTCGTGACCGAGGTCATCCCGAAAGATGAGTTCGAAGCGAAGTGGCCGGACGCCCAGCCGGTGCCGTTCGAGCTTGCGGGTCAGGGAGACAAATACAAGGCGTGGCTGTCGAAGGATGGCATGCGAATCTGCGAGTATTTTGAGGTCAAGAAGGAGAAGGCGACCGTCCTGCGCCTCGATAATGGGTGGGAAGGCTATGAGGACGACCTAGACGATGTGACGAAAGAGCGCATCAAGAAGAACCCCGAGATGGTTCTCGATGAGCGAGAAAGTTATCGCCGTTCGATCAAGTGGTACAAGTGCACCGCAATCGAAATCCTTGAGGAGGAAGAGTGGCCGGGCAAGTGGATTCCGATCATTCCGTGCATCGGCAACGAGATCGACGTCAACGGGCGCATCAAGTACACCGGCCTCATCGAAGGCGCGATGGATGCGCAGCGGATGCTCAACTACTACTACACGAAGTACGCCGAGGCCGTCGCTTTGGCCCCGAACGCGCCGTGGCTTGCGGCCGAAGGCCAGCTCGAGGGCCACGAGGACGAGTTTCAGCAAGCCAACCGCAGGGCCATCCCCGTGCTGCAGTACAACCCCACCGCGCTAGGAGGTCATCCCGTGCCCGCGCCCCAGCGGCTGCCCATGCCGGGTATTCCCGAAGGCTTCGCGCACGGGACCGAGATGGCGGCTATGGAGATCATGGCCACGACCGGCATTCGGCTGGATATGCAGACCGACCATCGCTCTGTCGATGACCGTTCCGGCCGCGCCATCCGGGAGTTCAACCGGCCGCAGGAATTGGGCGCGTCGCACTACATGGACAACCTCAAGCGGTCCCTGGTCCACACCGGCAACATCTTCGTGGACCTGATCCCGAAGGTGTATGACGAGCGCCAGGTGGTCGACATCCTCCGCGAGGACGACACAGACGGAAAGATGATGATCGATCCCCATGCCGCCCTCGCCCACCAGGAGGTGCAGAAGGGCAAGACGAAGATGGACGTCTTCAATCCGACCATCGGCGAGTACGGCGTCACCGTCACCATCGGCCCGAGCTACGCCACCCGGCGCATCGAGGCGATGGATTCGATGATGAACTTTGCGAAGGCCATGCCGACGACGGCCGCGCTGATCGCCGATCTGATCGCCAAGAATGCCGATTGGGATGGCGCCGAAGAGATGGCGACCCGCCTGGCCAAGGCGATCCCGGCCCAGCTCCTCACGCCCGATCAGAAAGACATCCCGCCGCAGATGCAGGCGTACCTGCAAAACCTCGAAGCGCAGATCAAGCAGCTGACGCAGGCCAACCAGCAGGCGATGGCGGCGCTGAAGGACAAGCAGGCGGATCGCGACATAGCCCTCGAGAAAATCCAGCGCGACTTCGACGCGAAATTGCTGGGGATCATCGAGAAGGCCGAAGCCACCAGCACCAAAGCCGCGGCGGAGAACGCCCGCACCATCCTCGACATGCTGGACAAGCGCGAGGCCCGGTTGCACTCTGCCGGCATGGCGCGCGAGATCGCGGAGCGTGAAGCCGCGCAACCCGAACCGGAGGGGTCTAAACCGGGTGGAGAGAAGAATGGGTGAACCTGAACTGAATCCCAAAATCGCATTGCCAGTCTACCCTGGAAGCCGCCATGAACGCGAAGACGGCTTTATGTCCTTCCGACAAGCGTTCTTCTCCTTCAACATCGCGCGTGCCGACAACGGCCTGATCTTTTCCGAGTACGACATCAACACCGACACCGAGCGCCGCAAGCTCGCCACAACGCCTGAGCAAATGCAGAAGATATTTGACGATTGGTTCGCCGAGAAGTCGGGCCAAATGCTGGCCTTCGCCCGCAAGATCATGGAGCCCGCCGCATGACCGACGCCGTAACCATCGAAACCCCCGCCGCGCCAGCCGTCACGGTCGACGAACCCGGCATGGAAGCCTACGCCCGCGCCAACGCCGATCGGCTTCGCTATCGCGGCGAGCGCTCAAACCCGCTGGCGGCGCCGCCTACCAAAGAGCCCCAGGTCGCCGCGCTCACTCAGAAGCCCTCCACGACACCGCCCGCCGAGCCCCCGGCGGCAGAATCCGGCGCGCAATCTGTTGACAACATCGAGGAAACTGCGCAGGTTGCAGAAACCGAAGCGCCTCCGGGTCTAGAAGCGCCTGTCACCGAGGCGGAATCCTCGGGCAAAATCCCGGCAAACACCAAGTTCGAAGACCTTCCGGCTTGGGCGCGCAGGGAAATCACGACCGCTCGTGAACAGAAGCGGGCCGCCGATGCGAAAGCCGCCCAGGCTGAAGCCGAACGCGCCAAACTCATCGAACTCATTCCCAAGCCCGAAGCGCCGGCCGCCGAGCCGAAGCCCACGCCGGAACAGTTCGACTCCCCTGAGAAGTACGACGCCGCGCTCATCGCGTACGGCATCAAGCAGGGGCAGGAGCAGGGCCGCAAGGACGCCGAGACCGTCTCCCGCACCGCGCAGACCAGGGCCCAGGCCGACGCGCTGACAGCCGCCCACAACGAACGCCAGACCGCTTTCATGGCGGACCATGCGGACTACGAGAGCGTCGCGCTCTCCGATGACCTCCCGGTCTCGATCCCGATGGCCCACTCGATCATGACGGCGGACAATGGCCCCGAGGTTCTCTACTTCCTCGGTCAGAACGTGAGCGAAGCCCAGCGCATCTCCAAGATGGACCCGGTGAGGGCCGCGATGGAGATAGGCCGCATCTCGGCGAAGCTGGCGACACCGCCTCCGCCGCCGCCCAGGGCCGCCCCCAAGCCCCGCCCGATTACCCCGGTGGGCAGCAATTCTAGCCCCGCGCCACAGGCTCCCGAAGAAATGACGACGGAGCAGTACGCGGCGCACATGAGAGAACAAGGCCGCCTCAAGTACGGGCGGAGAAGCTAAGCCGGCCTCGCCAAGTTCGGAGGGGCCTTTGACAAGGACCCCTTCGAATGACGGCCAACGCCCTACTCACACCGTCCATCATCACCAAGGAAACCCTGGTGATCCTGGAGAACAACCTTGTCGCGGCCGGCAAGGTCAACCGCCAGTTCGAAAACCAGTTCGTCAAGATCGGGTCGACGCTGACGGTGCGCAAGCCGAACCGCTTCATCGTCACCAACGGGCCGGGGCTGAACCTCCAGAACATCACCGAGCCGTCGACCTCGATCACGATCAACAACCAATTCCAGGTCGCGTTCCAGTTCGGCTCGCAGGATCTGACCCTGGTGGTCGAGGAGTTCTCCGAGCGCTACTGCAAGCCGGCCGCGGCGGAAATCGCCAACGCCGTCGACTTCCTGGTGCTGACCAACTTCAACCAGGTCGCCAATCAGGTCGGAACGCCCGGCACGACACCGAACAGCTTCCTCTCGCTCGGCGCCGTGGGCCAGCGGATGGACGAGGGCGCGGTCCCCCAGGATGGCCGCATCCTGATCATCAACTCCGCCGCCTACTGGTCTCTGGCCAACGCCTTCATCGGCGTGTTCGTCAAGTCGGTCGCCGAACCCGCGCTGAAGGGCTTCCTCGCCAACATCGCCGACTTCGAAATCTACCTGGACCAGAACGTCCAGTCGCAGACCATCGGCAAGCTCGGCGGCGCGGGCGTGGTCAACGGAGCAGGCCAGTCGGGCGCGTCGATCGTCACCAACGGATGGACCGCGAGCATCACCAACCTCTTCAACGGCGGTGAGTCGATCACCTTCGCTGGCGTCTTCGCCGTCAACCCCAAGTCCCGCGTCTCCACCGGCTCGCTGGCAAACTTCGTGGTCACCGGGCCCGTCAGTTCGGACAGCGGCGGCAACGCCACCATCCCGATCTCCCCCGCCATGATCCCTCCGGTGGCCCCATCGTCCGCCAACCCCACCGGGATCGTCGCCTACCAGAACGTCAGCGCCACCCCCGCCAACCTCGCCGCCGTCACCGTCCAAGGCACCGCCAACGGCGTCTATCCCCAGAACCTCGGCTTCGTCAAAGACGCCTTCGGCCTCGTTACTGTCCCGCTAGAGATGCCCGATGGCGTAGATTTCAAGGCCCAGGAGATGTACAAGGGGTTGTCGATAAGAATCATTCGCAGCTATGATGTAAATAGCGATGTGCTCCCCTGTAGACTTGACATGCTGGTGGGCTCTTCGACCTTCTATCAAGAGCTTGCCTGCCGCCTGACTGGCTGATGCTTGCCTACCCCTGACAATACTCAACCTCTGTGGAAACCGTATGCCGATCACCGTCACCTCCCGCGCCCGCCCGATCAAGCTGGACATGCTGTGCTCGGCGGGCGGAACGAAGATGCCTCTCGGGTGGAAAAGCCCCATGCGCGAGGCGGACGGCACGCCGAAGAAGCTCTACGGTTCGGCGGTGACGCTTCCTGACGGCAACCGGCTCCGTGTCGGGCCCGCCATGCTGGAGGACTTCGCCCGCCCGTTCCACGAAGCTCTCACCATCGCCATCAAGACCGGCAAGATCACCGGCTGGTCTGAACCCACTCTCGTCCGCGTTACCTGAAGGACCTTTCAACCATGCCCCTCGCCGTCACTGTCACGACCCCGCCGCTGCCGACCCAGCTCACGCCCGGCGATCCGGCGGGCTCCATCATTGGCGCATCGCCTGCCGAACCGCTGGGGTTCTTCGGGACCGCGCCGATCGTCCAGCCGGGCTCGCAAGGCTCCTTGCGCGGCCAGACTGGCACCGTGACCGAGTACGGCACGTCTCTGTCTCCGGCGTCCGTGGCGGCCAACACTACGGCGGAGCAGACGTTCACCGTGACCGGGCTTGCGGTGGGGCAGGCGGTCAACGTGACCAAGCCGACGTCGCAGGCTGGCCTTGCCATCGTCGGCGCCAGGGTGACGGCGACCAACACGCTGGGCATTACGTTCGCCAACGCCACGGCGAGCCCGATCACGCCCACTGCGGCGGAGACCTATGTCACCACCGCCTTTCCGGCGAACATGCTTCTTACGGCGGTCCTCACGCCCGCCGCTGTTGGCGCGAACACCACCGCCGAGCAGCAATTCGCTGTCCCTGGCCTGCCTGCCGGCGTGGCCGTCGTGATCAACAAGCCCACCGCACAGGCCGGCCTCGGGATTGTCGATGCTCGCGTGATCTCAGCGGGCATCCTTGGCATCACCTTCGCCAACCTGACCGGGGCTCCGATCACCCCCACGGCGGCGCAGAGCTATCTGATCTTCGCCACCCCTGGCCTTCAGATCGCGGCGACGATGGTTCAGATGACGGCGGCCCTGTCGCCCGTGGCGGTTGCCGCGAATACGACCGCCGAGCAGACGTTCACGGTCGCGGGCCTGGCGGCCAGCACCATCGTCTATGTGAGCAAGCCCTCGGCTCAGGCGGGCCTTGGTCTCGGCGGGGTGCGGGTCAGCGCGGCGAACACGCTGGCGATCACCTTCATCAACGACACCGCGGCGTCGATCACGCCGACCCCGGAAACCTACATCATCGCCTACTTCCCGACCACGGCTCCGACCGCGACCAACTCGGTAGCGACCAACGCGACGCTCGGTGGCGGAGCGTACGGCGCGCTGGTTGCACTGGGCCTTATCGCCGGCCCCTAAAGGATATCGCATGACCCGTTTCCTCGCCGCCGCGCTCTGCCTGCTGGCGGGGCCGGTTCTCGCCGCCACCCAGGTCGCCTACACGGCAGCGGACAACATCAGCGCCGTTCCGGTGACCAATAGCAACCCGCTGCCGGTGTCGAGCGGTGGCAATAGCGGAACACCCACTGAGACCTCCGTGTCGTGCGGTACGTCATCCACGACGCTCCTTGCCGCCAATGCCGCCACCAAGTTCATCCTGATCAAGATTCCGGCCTCCGCAGCCAATGCCGTGTGGTTTTCATATGCCACCACAGCGGTGACCGCGCCGCCGTCCTTCGACATGGCGGCGGGTTCCGCGATCTCCTGGAGCACGTCCGGCTTTCTGCCCACGGGGACCATCACCTGCATAGGAACCGGCGCCGTCACAGTCACGGTGGTGTACCAATGAAACGATCCTTTGTTTCGGCCGGCGTGATCCTCGCCGGTTCAATTTCGTCGGTGCATGCCCAGAACTATACACCTCCCTCCGGTGGTGGCTCGGGGGGTGGCGTGACCTCCGTCGCGGCCGGCACGTGCCTGACCGGCGGCACGATCACCACGAGCGGGACGATCGGCCTCAACTCGCCGCTGGGAACCGCTTGTGGGGGCACTGGGACAATCACGCCGGGGGATGCAGCCGGCACGGGGATCACCCTGACCGGAACCTGGCCGGTCGAGACGATCACCAACTCAGGCCAGACCGTGCCCGTCGTTGCTGGGGCCGGTATAAGCCTGACCGGCGCGACCATCGCAAACACAGCCAGCCTGACGGCGGGGTCGAACATCACCCTCACGGGGACCGCGCCCAATCAGACGATCACGGCGGCCGGCGCTAGCGGCCTCACCACCGCCGGAACGGGCCTCACGGTGGCCAATGCGGGCACGGTGTCGCTGATCACGCCGGTGTCGGCGGCCAACGGCGGCTCGGGCGTCGCCAACACCGGCGTGCTGACATGGACCGGCGCGCTGACCTTTACGGACACGACCGGGCAGTCTTTCGCGCTCCCGGCCGCATCCGACACCTTGGCCGGGCTCGGAACGGCCCAGACTTTCAGCCAGGCCATCGTCGGCTCGCTCGGCATGACGATCACGGGTGGAACCGTCAGCCTAGAGAGCACCGCGACCAACCATGCGGTGAACATCAACACCGGCTCCAGCACCGGCGTGACGACCATCGGCAACAACTCCAGTACCCTTTCAATCGGAGCCATCGCCACCATCACCAGCACGGGGACGGCGACTGTTCCGTCAGGCGACCTGGTCATCGCCGGGGCCGCGACTGTTCCAGGGCTCTCTGCCACGGGTGAGGGATTTATAGGTATCTCGACGACGAACGGTTTGATTATCGAAGGCTCGGGGTCCTCGAACGACATAGAGCTACTGAATAGCGCGAGCGGGCTCGCCTGCGACATACCTCACAGCGGCAATGGAATGAACTGTGTGGGCCAGCTACAGGCCGCGACTTTGAACTCGACGGGGAATATAACCTCGTCCGGCAGCTTGACCGTTACAAGCGCGGGACAACTCGACTTCAGCGTTCGTGGTCTACTCACCTCCCCTGCCGCGCAGAAAATCCAACTCGGCGCGGCGGATGCGGCTTCCCCCTTGGCGCAGACCCTACTTGTGCAGAATGTCGTGGCGGGCACGTCAAACACGGCGGGCGGGACGCTCACCTTGCAAGGCTCGGTCGGCACGGGCTCCGGCTCGAACGGCGGCGTTATCATCCAAACAGCCGGAACGGGTGCGGCGGCCACGGTTCAGAACACCCAGATCACCGCGCTCGCCATCTCCGCCGGTACAGGGGCTACAGCGGGCACGCTGACGGCCTTTGGACCCCTGACCCTCTCGGGCCTTACGTCTTCCAGCGCCGCACAGACTGGAACCTTATGCATCGGCACAGGTAACGCGATCTCCTACGACACCACCACGACCTGTCTGCTCTCCGACATGGACCTGAAGGAGTACGTCCGCCGAGACGACATCCATGGCCTCTCTGAGGTCATGGCGCTTAGGCCGATCTCCTACGACGTGAAGGCGTCGGCCAGCCCCGTGTTGCACGCCCTGGGCCGTCAAGTTGGCCTCGGGGCGCAGGAGGTGTTCAAGGTCGATCCGCGCCTCGTGAGCCTCTACGCCAACGGCCCGAAGAAGGGAAAGCCGAGCGGGGTCCGGTACGAGCAGATGGTCGCCGTGCTGGTGAAGGCTGTCCAGGAGCAGCAGGCGGAAATCGACGCACTGAAGGCGCGCAAATGACCCGTACCGCCCTCGCTCTCCTCCTTACCCTCCTCCCTGCCATCGCCTCCGCGCAGGTCACGGCCCCCTGGCTGATCGGCTACGGCTTTGTGGAAAGCGGGACCACGCTCACCATCACCACGACGGCCCTGTGTCCGGCTGGGTCCGACATGCAGGTCTATTCCTCGCAGGTCGGAGGTAAGAGCGGCTCTGGGATCACCGCGACAGACAGCGCGGATGATATTATCCAGGCCGGCGGCGGCGAGTGGAAGGGCTCGGGGTTCCGAGGGACGTTCCTCGCCTCCACGAGCCCCGAGCAGCCGACGACCTACGGCCTGCCGATCGGAAGCACGATCACCCTGACCTACACCTCCACGGCCTCATGGAAGGGCGCGATCGCCGTCTGCTTCCAGGGCGCCAATCCAGGATCCGGGAATGCCGATAACGTGTTGGGAACGATCACCTCGAGCGGATCGAACAACAGTCCGGCGCTGATCATGAGCGGTGCTTCGGCCAAGGAGGGCGGCGAGGTCAACTTCGTCGCCACGACGCTGATAGGCGACAGCGCTGACACCTGGACCGAGGCCCCCGGCTGGACCACGCTCTATGTGCTCCAGGACGCCAACACGATCGTCCTCGCCTACCAGCTTCTGCCAAGTTCGACGGTCAATGACTACGCGGCGACCAACAGCGCTACACGCCAATGGATCGTCGGCAACCGCGCCTATTTCCCGATGCGAAACGCCTCGGGGCCTCACTGAGATGGGCCGTCAAACCTTCCACGCCCCCTTCCTCACCTGCGTTGCCATCTGCTCTGCGATATCCAGCGCGGCCCTTTCGGCCGATCGCCTCCCGCTGGTCATCAACGGCGGGCAGGTGCAGCAACTCCAGTCCGGCGACACGCTCACCGTCTTCAACCTGCAGGACACGGGCCTGACGGCGAGCTCGATCGTCTGTACCGACGCGTCGAGGAACCTCGTGTCGAGCGGGTGCGGTGGGGGTGGGGGGCCATCTCCCGGCAACCCGACCGCATCCATCGGCCTGAGCGTGATCAACGGCTCGGCGACCACCTACATGCGCTCGGACGCCGCGCCACCGCTCAACCAGGCCATAGTCCCGACGTGGACGGGCGCGCACACCTTCAACGTAGCCCCTACGCTCGCCTCGATCACCGGGACCGCGAACAACTGCCTTCAGGTGAACACGAGCGGCCTGGTGAGCGGCACGGGCGCTCAATGTGGCCCGTCGACCAACCAGAACACGCGCTCGATCACCTTCATCATCTCCGGCGGGGGCTCGACCATCGCGACCGGCGTCCAAGGTTTTGTCCGCGTTCCGTTTGCCTGCACGATCTCGGATGTCACGCTGATCGCCAACGCCACGGGCTCGATCGTCATCGACATCTGGAAGCACGCCTACGTGCTCAACACCCCGCCGACGGTGGCGAACACCATCACGGCCAGCGATCTCCCGACCCTATCGAGCGCGCAGACTTACGACGACACGACCCTGACCGGGTGGACGACCTCGGTCGTGGCGGGCGACGTGATCGCCTATAACGTCAATTCCGCGACGACGGTCACACAAGTCACGGTGAGCCTCGCATGCGTCGCCACCTCCTAGCCCTCCTCGCGATCCTGCTGATCGGCTTCGTCCAGCCGGCCGAGGCGCTGACCAAAATCGTGTGCTTCAGCACGCCGGGCGATAATGCGTGGACGGTTCCATCGGATTGGACGGGGACCAACTCGGAAGACCTGGTCTCTGGTGGCGCAGGCGCAGCGTCGGCGGTGACAAGTGGAAATTGGGGCCTGGCGGGCGGTGGTGGCCTGACGCTGGTCTCCTTCAACATCACCCTGACGCCCGGCGCCGTCATCAACGTCCATGTCGCGACGGGCGGCGCGGGTCAACCGCCCGGTACGAGCGCGGCTGGCGGAAATGGGGACGGAAGCTATATCTGCAACGCCGTCGGCGCCAACTGCAGCTATGTTTTCAGCACCAGCACGTGGGGGTCGGCGGTCGTCGACGGTGCGCCGGGCGCGCAGGGCGGACCGGCGAGCAGCGGGACAAGCAACGGTGGCACGGGCGCGAGCTGCGGCAGTATCAAGGTTCCCGCCAGCCACCTGACCTCCTGCGAAGACGGCGGCGGCGGCGCGACGCGGGCGGGCGGCGTGAGCAACGCCAAGGGCAACGGCGGCGGCGGCGGCGCGGGCGGCCTAGTGTCTCCTGGCGGCGACGGCGGCTATGGGCCGGCAACCTTCCAGACCGGCAGTTGTACCGGCGGTGGCGGCGGCGCGGGCGACAACGACAACCCGGTGGGCACGCCTCCGGTCGGCGTCGGCGGTGTGGGCTCTCCGACCGCGAACAGTTGCGGGACCGTCCAGGGCCCCGGCGGCATCGGCGCAAACGGCGGCGGCAATGGCGGCCTGGGCGGCAACGGCGCCAGCAATGGCTCGAACGGCGCGAACGGGACGGAATTCGCCGCGGAGAGTTGCTACGGCGCCGGCGGAGGCGGAGGGGCGGCGTCACCCGGCTTCGTCGGTGGCAACGGCGGCATCGCTGGTGGTGGTGGCGGCAGCGGCAGCACTGGTGGGAACGGTGGGAGTGGCGCCCAAGGCATCGTCTTGATCACCTACACCTCATCCGGCATCGGCATTCCCTTCACGCAAGGCTATATCGCCATGAACAAGATCGCGCCGAACCTGGCGACAATGGACGGTTCCTGATGCCCGGACCGCTGAACGTCGTCCAGGGCCATGGTATTCTAGGGCGCGTATGGTAGCTTCGCGCTCTACATCTCAACGAGGAGTTCTCATGTCGAACGTGCAGATCGGAGCCATGATCCAGCAGACCCCCGAAGCCCCGCCCGCGGAGTTCCGGGAATATCCCGTCGTGCTCGTCCACCCACACGCCCGCAAGGCGGAGACTGTCGGCGTGCCCGGGACTGAGAAGCGCGACAGCCTCGGCCGACTCATTCCAGGGGTTTTCGATCAATACCGCGGAACGGCGGATTTCATGCCTCCGGTCACGGTGAACAACAGCGAGCAAGAGGCCATGCACCGGGCGCAGGGCTACGTTCGCGGCGGGACATCATCGATCGAGGCGTTCTCGAAGATGACCGCGCGGGGATCTGGCGCGCCGGTCGGGCCGCCGATCGAATATCCCAAGTGGGTCGACGGTGTGCTCGTTGAGGACGCGATCCAAGAGGCCGCGCTCAAGCGCATGGGCATGGACGCGCCGAGGCCGGAGCCCGCCGACACGTGGAAGCCGTACATCGTTTCGTCACCGCCCGCCGACACCGTTCCGAAGGCCGAATTCGACGCCCTGAAGGCCCAGATGGAGGAACTTTTGACAGTGTTCAAGGCCGGCCAAGTCAGCGCGGCCTTTGACGCGGCACGCAAACCGGGAATGACCGCGAAAGAGGTTGGGGTTGAGGCGTTTCTTACCGCCGTGGGCGAGCGCATAGCCAAGAATATGGATTTTCAGCCGCCTCGCGCGGATGTCTTGTTTCCCCGTCCCGTCCCAGTGGCTGAGGCGACGGTTTCGGTGCTTGTCGGGGGGGATGAGCAAGCGCCAGAACCGTCGTCCCCGCTTCCGGGGAACGGGCCTCGACAACGCCACGTCCGCACGCCCCCTCCAGAGCGCACCAGCGGCCTTGGCAAGGGCAAGGGGCCCAAGGAGCGCACACCCGCCCAGATCGCCGCCGCGGCCAAGCTAGGAGCCGCCGCAAAGGCACGCGCAGAGGCAAAGCGGGCGGGGGCGTAATGGACAGCTTCGCCGGCCATCCAGTTTCGATCGGTGAGGCGCGGTCGGTGCGAGAGCATGACTGCCGCCTCTGGTCGCCGCGTGACGCGCTGGTGAACACCCTGCGCGATCTCGACGAAGGGAAGATCAACCCGACCGATTTGCTGATCTGTTGGGCTACCACCAGCGACGACGGTGCGGTGGGGATATTCCAAGCCGTGTCGGCCCATAGTGGCGTCTTCGCCCTTGGCATGGTGTCTCGCGTCGCCCAGCAGTTGGGTGAGCAGATGGCCGGGCTTGCCTGATGGCCGGTTCCGCGACGTCATACGACATTATCAACGACGCCCTCGGCTTGCTCGGCGTGTACCAGCCGGGCGATACGTTGAGCGACGCGGATGCGCAGCGCGGACTGACGACGCTCGACGACATGATGGACGCGTGGTCGAATGAGTCGCTCTCGTGCTACGCCATCCTTGAGCAATCGACCGTGCTCGTGCCGGGCAAGCAGTCCTACACGATCGGGCCGGGAGGGGACATCAACACCACCCGGCCGCTTCGTCTGATCACGGGGCCAGGAGCGGCCTATGTGCAGGATAGCAACGGTAACAACTACGGCATGGAAGTTGTTACCAAAATGCAATGGAATATGATCGGGAACAGATCGAATATAGTCACATCCAATTTCCCCGACACTTTGTACTATGACCCCCAATGGCCGCTTGGAATACTCAATTTCAACCCGTGGCCGTCCGCCGCCTATACCGCCTTTTGGGATAGTTACCTACAGCTTGGCGATTATGCGGAGCTGACCTCCTCAATTAACCTGCCGCCCGGCTATGCGCTGGCGATGAAGACCAACCTCGCGTGCTTTTTGAAGCCGTACTTCACCGACGCGAAGCTGCCAGATGACGTAATCCTCCAGGCGTCATATAGCAAAGCAGCCATCAAGCGCACAAACATGCGGCCCATTGTGGCGCAGTACGACAGCGCTATAGTGTCAAGGGCTAACATCTCGTTCAATATATACACAGACCGTAGTGGTTCTACTCAATCAGGACCAGGATAGGGAGGTAGGCAAATGGCCGACACCCCTTTTTAGGTCCGGGATATGTAAACACCCGCGCCCGGAACTTCGCGGACCAGCGGCTGGTGAACCTGTACCTCGAATACGCCGAGACGAAGAGCGGGGCGACGCCGGGGCTGTTCATGACGACGCCGGGGCTGGATTTCGGGGTCACGGTCGGAAGCGGTCCCATACGCGCCCTCAGGGCGGTGCAGGCCAGTGACTTGGCGGTGTTCCACTATGGGATTCCGAGCCTGTATCTGGTCACCGGGAACGAGGTCTACAACGGGTTCGCGGGCTTTGTCTTCGGTGGCCCGGTCGGGTCTATCGCGACGTCGAGCGGCCCTGCGTATCTGATCGACAACAGCCAGCAAGTCGCGGTTTTCGACCAGACCGGCGCCTGGTTGGTGGCGGGAACGACCACGCCGATTGTGCTCCCATTTGGCACGCCAGGAACGCCGATCTATCAGGACGGGTTCGTGCTGGTGAACGTCGTCGGGACGAACGCGATCTATCAGAGCGACTCCCTCGACCTGACGACGTGGGATCCACTGAACTTCGCGCTTTCGCAGGGCGACAGCGACCTGATCGTCGCGCTCGGCCAGCTCCACCAGCAGATGATCGTGCTCAAGCAATACGAGGCGGAGTTCTGGATCAACGCGGGGACCGCCGGGTTCGCTTTCCAGCGGCTCCAGGGGGTCACACTGCAAAAGGGCTGCATCGCGCCGCAATCCGTCGCCACGACCGATGACGCCATCTTCTGGCTAGGCCAGGAGCGGTCGGGGGCCTCGAATGTCGTCTACATGATGGGCGGCTACGAGGGCGAGGAGATCAGCACCGCGGCGCTTTCGACAGAGTGGTCCACCTACCCGACCACGGCCGATGCGACGGCCTATACGCAGATGATCGGCGGACACCACTACTATGTGATCACCTTCCCGAGCGCGCCGAACGGCGGGACGACGTGGGCGTTCGACATCAAGGCGTCGAAGATGGCGAAAAGCCCGATCTGGCATGAACGCGCCTACTTCTCGAACGGCGCCTTCTCGCGCGAACTGGCGTGTTGTTTCGCCAACTTCGCTGGCGTCCCGGTGGCTGGCGACTACCGAAACGGCAACCTCTACACCGTCAACCCGACCGGATCGCTCGACAACGGCCAGCCGCGCAAGTGGGTGCGGTCCTGGCGCGCGCGGCCGAAACCACAACTCGAGGCGGTCCGCTACAACTTCCTCGAGCTGAACATGCAGACCGGAATCGGCGTGCCGGACGGGACTAATCCACAGATCGTGCTTCGCTGGTACGACACGGCGCAGAACTGGTCAGAGCCGCGCATTCTGTCGG